CGAGGCCCGCGTCGGCACCAATCTGGTTTATGGCGCGATCCACCATTTCGGGGGCGAAGAAGTGGGCAGCAACATTCCCGCGCGCCCCTATCTGGGCCTGAGTGCCAATGACCGCGCCGAGATCATGGCGCTGGTCACCGGCGAGATCGAGGAGCGGGTGCAATGAGCGACACGCTTCTTTCCGATCTGCCGGAGATCATGGCCGCCGCGATCAAGCTGAATATGCCTGAACTGCGGGACTGCACTGGCATTTCCGGTCCCTTCGATCTGTCGCGCCTGAAAGGCACCCAGATCAAGGCACCGGCTGTCATGGTCTCGCTGCTGCGCGCCCGCCCCGGAGCAGGGCGCACTGGCCCGCAGCCGTCCTTTGTCCTGGAATGCGCTGCCTATGTGGTGACCACGGATCGCACCGGGCTGGACCGCGATGCCGCCGCGCTGAACATCGCCCAGCATCTGATGATGTGGCTGCCGAACCGGCGCTGGGGGCAGAACTGTCTGGGCGAGGCCGAGAATGTGACCATGCAGTCGCTGGTCAACAAGGCGATGATCGCCAGCCGTGCCAGCCTTCTGGCCGTCACCTGGTCGCAACCCGCCGTGGTCGAACCGCTGCCCGCAGCAGCACCAATGCCAATCGCGCTTTACGTGGGCGGCGCACCTTTGACGGGGGATCAGCCATGAGCATGGCCGCAGCCGAAGCGGATCGCCGCATCGCCAACCTCGTCGGGATCGGCGTGGTCACCAGCGTCAATGCGGGTGCCGCGCGCGCCCGCGTCCAGTTGGGTGACATCCAGACACCGGACCTGCCCGTGGCGCAGTTGCGCGCGGGGGCGCTGTCATTCTGGTGGATGCCCGGCGTCGGCGAACAGGTGCTGGTCGTTGCCCCGTCCGGTGATCTGGCGCGCGGCGTGATTGTCGCCAGCGTCTTTGCCGGAAATGCGCCGTCCTCTGATGCAGGCACCCCGATGATCGATCTGGGCGGCGGGGTGATGAAGATCAACGGCTCTCTGGAGCTGACCGGCGATGTCACCGCCAACGGGATCAGCCTGCAACACCACACCCACTCGGGCGTGACGCCCGGTGCCGACAACACGGGAGAACCGCAATGACGAAGAGCGACATCAAAACCTATTACGCCTGCGCCGATGGCTGGATCGCCGGGCAGCGGGTCAAGGCTGGCGATCCGGTCAAGCTGACCGCCAGGGCTGCGGCCTATGAAAACGTCACCGATGCGCAGCCACCCAAACCCGCCGCTGCATCGAAAGCCAAGAAAGTGGCGGCATCCGAATGAGCGGGCTGGGCCGACATACGGGCCGCGCGGTCAAGGGCGATGCGCATCTGGCGCAGTCGATTGCCGTCATCCTGACGACGCCCATCGGGTCTCGGGTGATGCGGCGCGACTTCGGGTCGGACCTGCCGCAGCTGATCGATCAGCCGATCACGCCCGAAACCGTGGTCGATCTCTATCAGGCCACGGCAGAGGCGCTGGACACATGGGAGCCGCGCCTGTCGCTGCGCCGCGTGTCGCTGCTGGATGCCAGCCGTGGCAAGGTGTCGATTGAGCTGGAAATGGAACTGGCAGACGGGACCGAGACCCTGACCCTTGATCTGGGGGCGGCGGCATGAGCGGCTTTCTGACCATTGATCTGTCCAAACTGCCCGCACCGCAGGTGATTGAGACAGTGGAATACGAGGTGCTGCTGGCCGAGATGAAGGCACAAGCGGTTGCCTTGGTGCCAGACCTTGCACCCTTCCTTGATCTGGAAAGCGAACCCGCTGCCATCCTGCTGCAGGTCTGTGCCTATTACCGGGCGCTGGACCGCGCCGCGTTCAATGATGGTGCGCGCGCCTGCATGCTGGGCCTCGCCACTGGCACCGATCTGGACCAGTTGGCTGCCTATTGGGGTGTCAGCCGCAAGATCGTGCAAGAGGCCGATGCCAGCGTTTCGCCTGCGATCCCGCAAATCCTTGAAGCCGACGATGCGTTTCGCGCGCGGGCGCAGACCAGCCTTGAAGGGTTCAGCACCGCAGGCCCGCGCGGGGCTTATGTGTTCCATGCCCTGAGTGCGGATGGCGCAGTCAAAGACGCCAGCGCCACCAGCCCTGCGGCGGGCGAGGTCGTCGTTTCGGTTCTGTCGCATGACGGGAACGGCGCGCCGTTAAATGCCGTTTTAACGGCTGTTGAAACCGCGTTGAACGACGAGGATGTGCGCCCGCTGACCGACCTTTTGACGGTTCAGGGCGCGACGATCATTGAATATGCGGTCGAGGCCGAGCTTGTGCTTTACGAGGGGCCGGTCGAAGACGAGGTCACTGCCGCAGCCCAAGCCGCCATCGAGGGCCATGTCGCAGCCCGTCATCGGCTTGGCCATGACATCACGCTTTCCGGCATCTACGCCGCGCTGCATCAGGCTGGCGTCCAGAAGGTCACGCTGACCAGCCCCGCAGCGGATATCCTGGTGGGCGACAACGAGGCTGCGTTCTGCACGGGCGTCACCCTGACCTCGGGAGGGCGCGATGTCTGATCCCGTTTCGATCCTGCCGCCGAATTCGACCCCGGTCGAGCGCGCGCTTGAAGCTGCCATCGCCGGATCATCACCCGACCTCACGCCCGTGGCCGCACTCATGCGCCCGGAAACTTGCCCCGCGCATTTGCTGGGCTGGCTGGCTTGGGCCTTTTCTGTTGATGTCTGGAACCCCGGCTGGTCCGAGACACGCAAACGCGCCGAGATACTGGCCGCGTTGGATATCCATCGCCACAAAGGCACGGTGGGGGCGGTGCGCCGCGCGCTGGAAGCCCTGAAATTTCGCGCCGAGATTTCCGAATGGTTCGAACACGGCGGGGAGCCGCACACGTTTCGCCTTGATGTGTTCGGCGATGAGGTGTTCGAGAACGGGTTTGGCATCGACCAGACACTGGTGAACATGATCCTGCGGGTGGTCGAGCGGGCCAAGCCGCTGCGGTCGCGTTTCGAGTTGCGGGTCGGTCAACGCTATGACGCCAGCGTTCACTTGCGCGCTGGCTGCCGTATGCGCCTGCGGGATCGGACTGTTCTGTCCCCCAGCCCGCGCACCCGCCGTTTTACCGCCCCGACCGGCCTGCGGGCGGGGCTGCGCCTGCGCGCCCTGTCGCGGGTCACCCATGACATCATCCGCCAAGAAGGAGCCGCCTGATGCCCCGCACCATTCTGACCGATATGGCCGAGCGCAAGATCACCGGGGCCGCAGGGTCCGGCGCATCGGTTGCCATCACGCATGTTGCCCTGGGCGACGGTAACGGCGCGGCTTACGAGGCCGCGTTCGAGCAGACCGAACTGCGCCGTGAACGCGCCCGCGTTGCGATCGACAGCCGCAGCCGGTTGAGCGCGACCGAGTGGCGGGCCAAGGCCACATTCGGGACCGACACGCCCACGTTCAAAGTGCGCGAGGTCGGGTTCTTTGATGGCGATGGCGATTTGATCACTGTGGCCAGTTTCACCGAGGACGAAAGCCGCACCGTTGGCGCTTTTGAGTTCCTTCTGGATCACGTCCTGAGCTTTGGCCGTGTCGAAGAGGGGCTGGTGATCGTCGATGCCCCTGACGACCAGGCCTTTGACTTCGCGGTCGTCGCCCTGGGCGAGATGGCCAGCCAGCGCCACCACCTGTTTCAAATCAACGAGGCCTTCCGCAAAGCGCATGGCCACTATCCGGGAGAAATATGATGAGCCTTGAAGATATCACCGCCGCCGCGCAGGCGCTTTGGGCGGCAGCCGATGCCTACAATGGCAACGCCGCAGAATTGCAGGCGATGGTCACCGCCAAACTTGACCAGATCGCGGCGACGGTTGAACAGCAAATGCTGTGGTCGGCCACGCTGGATGCGAATGCGGCGGAACCGGAGAATGCGCGCGGCGGCACCTACACCGACCTGAAGCAGCTGATCGACGATGCCCCGCGCGGCGCAATCGTGCGGATCTACATGGCTGCCGGATCAGCCTACACGGTGACGCAGGACATCTCGGCGGTTCACAAGCGGATCGAGTTCCTGAAGGTCGGGGTCGGCGCCAACCCGGTTCTGAACTTCACCGCCGGTTTGCAGGCAGGTGAAA